CACGGCTGAACGCCCGGGTGGTGGAGCTGGCCCTGGGCCTGGGACCCACGGACGGCGTATTCGCCGTGGAGCTCAACAGCGATTATGAGTATACCAACACCGCCACGAAGCAGTACCGGTATCAGGCGGTGCTGGAAGTCTATTACTGACCAAGGAGATAACGATGGCTAATACTGTTACCAACGTGTCCGCCGGCGCCCCTGCCGTGGGCGGCGCCATCAGCGTGGCCGCCGCGGGCACCGCCGCGCCCACCGACGCCACCACCGCCCTGGCGGCCGCCTTCAAGGCCCTGGGCTACGTGAGCGAGGACGGCGTGGTCAACTCCAACACCCCCACCACCAACGCCGTAAAGGCCTGGGGCGGGGACACGGTGCTGATCACCGACGAGGGCAAGGCGGACACCTTCAAATTTACCCTGATCGAGGTGCTGAACGTGGACGTGCTCAAGCTCGTCTACGGCGACGAGAACGTGACCGGCACTCTGGCCGCGGGCATCACCGTGACGGCCAACAACAAGCCCCAGGAGGAGCACGTGCTCGTGATCGACATGCTGATGCGGGGCGGCGTGCTCAAGCGTATAGTGCTGCCGAAGGCCTATGTCACCGCCGTGGGCGACGTGTCCTATCAGAACACCGGCGCCGTGGGCTACGAGACCACCATCACGGCCTTCCCGGACGCCAGCGGCAATACCCACTACGAGTATATCAAGGCGCCGGCGGCGGGCTGAGGAGCGGACCATGACCCACATCAAGACCCCGAGCGGCTTTGAGGCCGATATCGACGAGGAGAAGCTGGACGACTACCGTCTTTTCAAGGCGATCCGGGAGGCGGAGACCGCCCCCGTGGCCGTGGTGGACGTGGTGGCCTTTGTGCTGGGGGACGAGGAGCAGAAGCTCATCGACCACCTGATCGCCACCCAGGGCCGCCCCAGCTTCGAGGCCATGAAGGCCGAGCTGGCCGAGATCTTCGCCCAGCTCAACGAGCGTAAAAAAAAATAATCCGCTACGCCGCGATGCTGGCGGCGGATGAGGACGCGGTGATCTGCGACTTTGCCGAGACCTACCACGTTTTAGACATCGGGGCGCTGGACCTGCCCCTGGCGGCGACGCTGGCGGCAGGGCTTGCGCCCGATTCGCGCATTATGCGGAAGCTCTCCGGCTCTCCCCTGCCCCAGGACATCTTTTTGCTGGCGGCGGCCGTGGACCGCCTGAGCATGCTGCAGTGGTTCGGCAGCCAGGACGGGGCGAACGGCGTGAACCGGCCCCGGAGCATCCTGGCGGCGCTGACGGGCGCCGGCGAGACCCGGGAGGTCCTGAGCTACCCCACGGCGGAGGCCTTTGAGCAGGCCCGGGCCGCGATACTGAGAGGACAGAAACATGGCGATTGAGCTAGCAAAAGCATATGTGCAGATCGTTCCAAAGGCCGAGGGCCTGGGAAACGAGATCCGCCGACAGTTTGAGGGAGCCGGCGACGCCGCGGGCACCGCGGGCGGACAGCGGGCGTCGGGGGCTTTTGCCCGGGCAATGAACGCAGCCGGAAAGATAACAGCGGCCGCGATCGGCGCCGCAGCCACCGGGATCGGCGCACTTTCCAAGGCTGCCATTTCCGGCTATGCGGATTTTGAGCAGCTAACCGGAGGCATCGAAACGCTATTCGGCACCACGAAAGACGCCTTCGTTGACGCTGCCGTAGCATCCGGCATGTCCGTCAGCACCGCGCTGGAAGAATTCAAAACCTTCACCCAGGCGTCTGACGTCGTCCTCTCCAACGCCGCCAACGCCTACCTGACAGCGGGACTATCTGCAAATGATTACCTGGAAACGGTAACGGGATTCACTGGTGCGCTGCTGCAGTCGCTGGGCGGAGACACCCAGGAAGCCGCGAAATATGCCGACCAGGCAATCACAGACATGGCAGACAATGCCAACAAGATGGGCTCGAGCATCTCCAGCATCCAGGAAGCCTACCAAAGCTTTGCCAGAGGGCAGTGGCAGCTCCTCGATAATCTCAAGCTGGGGTACTCCGGCACGAAGGAGGAAATGCAGCGCCTCCTCAATGACGCTACGGCGATCTCCGGAATCGAGTATGATATATCGAGCTATGCCGATATCGTATCTGCCATCCATGTGATCCAGACGGAAATGGGGATCACCGGGACAACTGCACTTGAGGCCAGCTCGACGATCTCCGGCAGCTTCTCCACACTCCAGGCATCCTGGAAGAATCTACTCGTCGGAATGGCCGACGACAACGCCGATTTTGGCGGTCTCATCGAAAATCTGGAAACAAGTGCCATTTCTTTCCTGAACAATATCATACCCCGCATAGAAACTACCCTCCAGGGATTTGGAAGACTTGTTGGAGACATAGCGCCGATCATAGCAGCAGAGCTTCCCGGCCTGGTGAGCGAGATCCTGCCGGACCTGCTCGCGTCTGCGGTCTCCCTGGTCGATGGCATCGTGGCAGCGCTGCCGAGCCTGGTGCAGACGGTCCTCACCGCCCTGATCGGGGCGCTGCCGCTGATCATCCAGACGGGCTTCGACCTCTTTATCGGGCTGATCGGCGCGCTGCCGGAGATCATCAGCACCATTGTGGCGGCGCTGCCGGAGATCATCACATCCATCGTGACCACCATTACAGGGAATATCCCGGCCCTGGTTGACGCCGGTGTGCAGCTTCTCGTGTCTCTGGTCCAGAACCTGCCCCAGATCATCGCGGGCGTGGTGGCTGCCATCCCCTCCATTATTTCCGGCCTGGTGAGCGCCGTGATCGGGTCTATCCCCTCCCTGGCCTCCGCCGGATACAACCTGATGCTGGGCCTTGCCCAGGGCATCCGGAACGCGGTCTCCACTCTGTACCAGACCATGGTGGCCGCCGTGCAGGGCATCATCAACGGCGCCAAGCGGCTGCTGGGGATCGCCTCGCCCTCGAAGGTTTTCGCCGAGATCGGCGGATACACCATGGAGGGCTTTGCCGAGGGCATCCTGCGGAACGAGGGCCTTGTCTCCGACGCCATGGCGGACGCCTCCGCCCTGGCCAGCGGGTCCTTCTCCTCTTCCCTGGCGATCCAGGCGCAGGCGGAGCCGGCGGCCCCCGCGGCCATGGCCCGGGAGATCGCCGAGGCGCTGCGGAACGTGCGGGTTTACATGGACGGCAACAAGCTCGTCGGATATCTCGTGCCCGGCATTGACACGGCGCTGGGCGTGCGGCAGATGGCCGCAGAAAGGGGCGCACTATGATCTACGGCGTGGTCCTGAGCCTGGACAACGACTTCGCGGCGGACGTTCACGCCGTCGATACCTACGCCACCTACGGCCTGGGGCTGCTGGTGGACGATCTGAGCATCAGCGCACCGGAGGTGCGCACAGACACTATCACCGTGCGGGGCATGGACGGGGTGCTGGACGTCTCCGACGCGCCCCAGGGCTTCCCCGTCTTCAACGACCGCACGATCAAATTCAAGTTGGTGAAGCTGCCCCGGCCCTACCAGGGCATGGACATCGTGGAGCTTATGCAGCTGCGCACCCGGCTGATGGCAGACTGGCAGGGCAAGCGTATCCGGATCATTTTGCCGGACGATCCCACGCACTACTGGTCCGGCAGGATGACCGTGGGCGGCCTGATCGCCGGGGAGGGCATCATCGAGTGCCAGGCCACGGTTTACCCGTATAAACTCAAAAACACCGTGACGGAGGTGGAGCTGGACGGGCTGACCACCAGCTGGAAGACCTTCCACCTGCAGAACGAGCGCCGGTACGTGGTGCCGGAGATCACCTTTTCCCAGAACAGCAGCATCCAGATCATGAGCGGCCCCCTGGCGGTGCCGCCGGTGGTGGAGCTGACGGTGCCGGAGGGCGAGCTCTCCGGCCAGGTGAAGACGCCGGATTTCTTGCTCATGGACGGGAGCAATGAGATCCGCGCCAAGCTGGCCGCGGCCACCAGCTCCCCCTACCTCGCCATCGTATACCGGGAGGGCACCTTCTGATGTATCAGATCTACTACAACGACACCCTCCTCTATGATCCCCGGGGCGCCAATACGGCGGAGCCCGGGGACCGGACCTTCGCCCTGGTAGATGGCCGCCTGCAGCTGGCGGTGGACTCCGCCGGGCGGCTGACCATGACCCTGGCGGCGGGACACCCGGCCATCGGGCAGATCGTGCCCCGGCTGGGCGTGGTGAAGGTGGTGGAGCTCATCGGCAGCAATGCCGAGACGGTGTTCCTGGGCCGGGTGATCCGGGAGACGCTGAACCTGGACAACTCCCACAGCTACGAGGTTGAGGGACGGCTGGCGTGCCTCAACGACACCATTATGCTGCCCCACAGCCTGCCGGAGGACTACGCCTCCGACAGCGGCTATCAGGCCGCGGTGGCCGCCAACACGGTGCCCTCCTGGTGGCTGGGGAAGCTGCTGGAGACCCACAACGGCATGGCCGTGACGGACAACAACAGGATCCAGCCCGGCACCGTGACCGTGACCGGCGGGGCCATGGCCCGGAGCGCGGACGACTATCGCAGCATGTGGGAAACCATTCGGGAAGAGCTGCCGAACAGCCCCCTGGGCGGGCACCTGGTGGTGCGGTACGCTGGGGACACGGCCTATCTGGACTATCTGGCGGAGCTGACGGACGAGAACGCTCAGCACGTGGTTTTCGGCGAGAATCTGCTGGACCTGAGCCGCAGCACCAACGCCGAGGACTACTATAACAGCATCATCCCGATCGGCAAAGACGGCATGCGCTGCAGCGCGGCCCCCAACGGCTACCAGGACGCGGCGCACACGTATTTCAAAAGCGGCCCCTACGTCATCAACTCCCCCCAGTCAAACGGCGGGTACGGCTGCGTATTCCGCACGGTGAGCTGGCCGGAGGTCACGGATCCCCAGGAGCTGGTGGACCGGGCCGTGGCCATGCTGGCCGCGGCGGTGTTTATCGACGAGATCCAGATCTCCGCGGCGGATCTGAGCCTGATCGGCACGGAGACGGCGGCCTTCCGGATCGCGCGGATCCTGATCATCGAGGATCCACCCCAGGGCATTAGGCAGGGATATGCCGTCATGTGCCTGGACATCGACCTGACGGGCGGCGTGGAGACGCGGCTGACCCTGGGGACCCGGGGCGTGAGCCTGACGGGCAGATAAAAGGAGGACAACATGCAGGTACAGACCTTTACCCTGAGCCTTCGGCCGGACGACTACCCGACCAACGTGCCCCAGGTTTTTGCCAACCAGTACGACGCGGGGCGGGCCTTTGCCGTCACGATCCTGGATCTTGACGGCAATCCCTACACCCCCAACGGGGAGACCGCCACCATCTGCGGCACCAAGCCCGACGGCACCGGCTTTTCCTACGATGCCACTTTGAGCGGCAGCGTGGTGAGCTTTTCCACCACCGGCCAGATGACCGTCGTAGCCGGGCACGTCCGCTGCGGCATCATCCTGACCCGCGGATCTGTCACTGTGGGAACCCTGGCCTTTGACCTGTACGTCCAGCCGGCGGCGCTGCAGGCCGGCACGATCATCAGCAGCGACGACTTCGACAGCATCGTCGACGGGGCAGTGGAGGCTTGGCTGGATGATAACTACGTCATGCCGACGATCAGCGTTGCAGACATCACGGGCGGGCATCGTGTCACAGTCACCGATGATAGCGGTACGCATACATTTGACGTGATGGACGGCCAGGACGGGGCCATAACAAATTTGGACACCACGCTGAGCATCGCAGGCGACGCCGCCGACGCAAAGGCGACGGGGGATCGGATCGCGGCGCTGGAGGCCAGGGGCGGCGAAAAAATCCTTGTCCAGGATAATCTGCTGGCCGGCACCAATTTTACTGGTGGAAAAACCATCGACTGGGCGACCGCCGCCGTTGTGGATGCAGACAGCAACTACTTTACAACTATTGACGCGATCCCGTGCTCCGTCCATGATTTTCCGCTTTATGTCGTAGACAAGGACATGACGTTGAAGGCGACAGTCTTCAGGTGGTTTACTTATAATGATGCCGGGGCCCGGGTGACGCGTTTGCCAAATGCTCCGGTCCCCCTGGATGTTAACCGCAGTGATTATTCCGCATCGGTGTACTCCGCCAGGATCACGCTGGACCGCAATGCATTCGGCGACGCAGACGAGGATGGAAATTGGGCTTTTGTATTTTCGGCCCAAGACTACGCAAAGCACGTGGCGGCGGGAAGCGTGTACCTATATACTCCCGCGCCCGCCGAGGCGCTTGCGGCGGACACTATTGTTCCCCGCCCGGTAAAAGCCTCCATTGCGTCCATGCAAACGCTCATGGATATAGGGCTGCTGCGGTACAAATCAAACAACCTCTTCGACCGTGCAAACGGCGGTACAGGATATGCCCTTGATCCTCGGGGATATCCCTTTGAGCAGACCACCGCCAATCCGCCCTATGTGACGGACAGCATGACGATCCGGCCTGGTGCAACGTACACATTTTCGTATGGCACATGGCTCATTAATAAGGCATACTGGTTGGATCCAAACGGCGATCCGATCTCCCAGGTGCCACTGTCCTCGACGACATTTACCGCCACGGCTCCCGCCGGGGCCTACGGTGTGAGGTGCTCCGGCAACACCAATGCATCCTCGCACCCTTATGCAACGGAGCCTTATCAAATCAACGAGGGGACGGCCTTGCTGGACTTTGATGAATTTGACTCCGAAATGGTGCTTGCACAGACCGCGCTGCCGCCCTTTAAGGATTGGCGGGGGTACAAATACTATTCAATCGGCGATAGCAGGACTGCCGGAGACGGAACCAGCGCCAGTGATAAGGTATATCCAAAGGTCATACAGGAAAAGACGGGGATCGTTAACGTAAACGCTGGGACAAGCGGAGCGTCCTTTTGCAAGCGCACGGGCATCACGATCCCGACGATGTACGAGCAGGCAAACAACATCCCTTTGGACACGGACATCGTCACGATATTCGGCGGGACGAACGACCGCGTCGTGGGAGTCGTCCCTGCGGCTCTCAACCCCACAAACGAGCGCGGGACGATGGACTATTATGCCAGCACCGCGGACAAGTATGATGTGACCACCTTCCGCGGGGCGGTTCGGCAGACTATTAAAAATATCAAGCTTCGCTGCCCGACAGCGACCATCATCTTCCTCGTCAATCCGCTTTTGCAGTCTCCTGACGGCGACCCTCAGGGAAACGCCAAGTACACATACAACGGCTCTGCGGCATGGCAGACGGCGGTTGACGGCGGGGCAAGTCTCGCCGACATGATCCGAGAAGTCGCTGAGACTTACGCCATCCCTGTCCTGGACATCACCAAGGTTGCGATGACAGGTCGCGCTGGTGATGAGTACCTTGCAAGCGACTACCAGCCGTTCGCTGACGGGCTGCATGAGAGCGATTTTGGCAATGCAATGCTGGCCCGGGCTGTGGCCGGGGAAATGGCAAAATATTTGTGGTGACAAAAATGGAAACAGAGGAAATCAAGACCCTGACCGAGGTGGAGCAGCGGGCGCGGTCAAATACCCGGCGGATCGACCGGCTGGAGGAGAGGCTGGACAAGCTGGAGACGGTATCCGTCTCCGTGGCCGCCATGCAGGTGGAGCTAAAAAACGTGCTGGCGACCGTCACGGACATCAAGGAGGCCGTGGACGGGCTGCAAAAGCGGCCGGGCACCTGGTGGGACAAGCTGGCGCTGGCCGTCCTCACCGCCCTGGTGGCCTATGTGGTGGCCAAGGTAACGGGAGGCGCGGCATGAGATCCGGCCCGGGCCTTATAGAGGTGCTGCTGGTGCTGGCCATATGGGCGCTGCTGGTAGCCTTTATCGTACACGACACCCCGAAGATCATCGAGGCGGCCCGGCTGACGCCGAGCCCCTCTTTTTGGCACTATCTGGACACGGTGGACCCAAAAGAGGACACCGTCCACTATATCAACATTGACGACATAGGAGGATAACATCATGGGCATCACCTGGATCAAGGCAGCGGGGATCCGCGCACTCAAAACCGTGGCGCAGACCGCGGTGGCCACCATCGGCACCTCCGCCCTGCTGGGCGACGTGGACTGGATCGCGGTGGCGTCGGCCTCCGTGCTGGCGGGGATCCTGAGCCTTCTGACAAGCCTCGCCGGCCTGCCGGAGGTGGAGCTGCAGGAAGGCAAGCATGAGTAAGCGGTGCACCGCCGCCGAGGCCCTGGAAGCCTTCGCCTATTGGCTGGGCTATTACGAGAAGGCCTCCAAGACCTACGCCACCTTCCGGGACAAAAAATACTTTGAGGCCGACAAAGGCGACCGGAATTATACCTATATGGGGTATCACTGCGGCGTCCAGGGCGGGGCCTGGTGCGCCATGATGGTATCGACGGCCATCGACGAGGCCTGCGGCGGCGGGATCATCGACGCCCGGGCCGTGATGCACGGGCTGTGGCCATACACCAGCTGCGACCAGCTTTACGACGCGGCGCCGTCTAACATGCGCGGCCGCAGGGACGCCTGGACGCCGCGGCCCGGGGACGTGATCGTCTTCGGCCGGAATATCCGGGAGCACACCGGCATGGTCTACGCCGTGGACGGGACGTATGTGTATACCTACGAGGGCAACAGCTCCAACATGTGCCGGAAGCGCAGCTATCTGCGGACCAGCGATTATATCTGGGGCTATGTGCGGCCCAAGTACGCCGACGCGGCGCTGCCGGAGATCCCCGGCGAGCTCTACGGCCCCGTGGTGTATGAGGACATCTGGCTGCACCTGCTCTCCAAGGGCTGTGCCGGGCCGGAGGTCAAGGCCCTGCAGCGGCTGCTGTACGCCATGGAGCTGCGCGGCGAGGACGGCAAGGCCCTGAGCATCGACGGGGACTTCGGGCGGAATACCGCCCACGCCACCAAGGCCGCCCAGCGGCTCCTCAATTTGGAGGACGATGGAAAGGCCGGACGGGACACCTGGAAGGCGCTGCTGACCCGGGCGGGGTGACAACTCAACAAAGGGACGGATGGGCATGCCTTGCGCGTGCCCATCTTTTTTTTTGTTTTTGCGCAGAAATGTGTTGACATTGGTATACCAATGTGTTATTATACAGTCACAGGGGATAAGGTCCACGGAAATGATAGGAAAAAGGAGTTATAAAAATGAAAAAATATGAGATCATGACCGCGAACTTTGAGTTTCGCTTTTCCATCGGGCGTCCGATTCCGAGCCAGACTGCCGACGAGATCTTTGACACCTATCTCGATCAGGCCGACCTCAACCCGCACCGAGAGGCCGTGTATACTGACGAGGCAGAGGCCCTGAAAGCTTTTTCCGCGGAATTCGGCAGCTACGGCTACACCCGTGAGGAAAAGTCCTACAACGGTTTTCCGCTCCTCGTCGGGCAACTTGCATACCTGGAGGCCAACATCTACGACGATGATGACGATGAGTTTATCCAGGGCGACAGCATTTTGGCATTCGCCGCGGCCCCTTATGAGGATGGCTGATCATGGCATTTGATCAGCAGACCTATATCGATCAGTATCAGCGAGAGAACCTGATCCGCGTGACCGTCAAGCTCAACCGCAAGACAGATGCCGACATCATCCAGATGCTGGAGGCCCAGGCGAACCGGCAGGGGTACATAAAGGATCTTATCCGAGAGGACATAAAAAAGCGGGGCTGACGCTCCGCTTTTTTGCGTGTTGGAATATCTAGCAGAATATCTAGTGCGTCCGGGTCAGCGTTCTGATCTTGTGACCATTTGTAGATAAATATCTAGTGTTTTATCTCGGAAACGGGAGAAACAAGAGACAGCCCAGAACACGCAGAAAGCCCGAAAACACTGTGTTTCCGGGCTTTTTCGCTGGTGGACGATACAAGACTCGAACTTGTGACCTCCCGCACGTCAAGCGCCGCCGGGAGGCTTTGGACACGGCAGAAAAATCAGATATTTTAAAAACGCAAAAACCGGTATCTAGCAGAATATCTACTGACCGCCTCCGCCAAAAGCGGCGCGGACCTTCTCAATCGTCTCATCCGGGCGGCCACCCATGATCTTGGCATACCAATT